CATGAAGCAGGTAGACCCGCCGCCGTCCATCATAATGGCGTTGTCCCAGCCGGAGGATGCCAGCAAATCCCGCAGCTGCTCCGGCGACCGCCGGGCCTTGCTCACATAGTAGGCGAACCGTCCGTCCTTGGTGCCGATGGCCGTCCGGGGCGCGCGGTACTTCATATCAGCCCCGCAGTGGATGGGGCTGATCTTCTTCCCGCCGATGATGAGGTGAACGCACTCCATGTAATTCCGATCCCCGTTGGGCACGGTTTTCACGCCGAAATCTACTGGGGTGTTCCAGCTGATGGCCCATGCCCGGTAATTGGGGGCCTTGTAGACCTTACCATCTGTCTTTAAATGACAGGCCGGTGTCTGATTCCGCAGGAAAATGGAGCCATTGCAGATAGCGTCCCCGCCCGCCTCCGTCAGCATTTTCCGCAGGTTGACCGGAGTGGAGCGGAGGCGCTTCCGGTTGAAATAGATTTTCAAAAATTGGAGATCGGAGAGCGGGACGGTGCCCGCTCTCGTGCTCATGTGTGAGCCTCCGTATTCTGTTTCCCCTGATCGCTGGCCTGACGAATGGCATCCAGCATATTTTTAATAAAGGCGGGGTAGGGGACCCCCATCACTGCCGTATTTTCGAGGATCGACAGCCCCTCATTTGCGATGAAAAACATACACACTGCGTCACGGGCAAAGTCGCTCCCGGTGGCTTGGTCCAGCAGTGCCGCCATCCACACGAGACACAACATAACGCCCTTCCGAACCAGGCCCTTATAGCTGGCATTGGACTCCAGCGCCCCGGTTTTGCTCTTGCCGGACTTGTGCCAGATCGCTGCCACCAGCCAGCCCGTGGCGTAATCCAACGCCATAAAGCAGATCAGAACTTTGAGAGCCACGTCCCAACCTCCAAGTGCCTGGGCGATGGCGGAGCCAGCCGCAGCCAGCACCGCCAACACCGTGTTTTTGATGTGTAAAGCGTTCATTGTGTACCTCCTTTCGGTGGTCACACCCGCACGGCCTTCTCAGGACGACCATCCTCGTCGAAGGTAATACGGTAATGGCCTTCCGGCGTCCAAACCTCCTCCTCGGTGTTGGCCTTAGCAGGGTCACGCCGCATGTAATCGTGGAGGTGCTTCACGTCCTCCGGCTCGGTCTCCGCGTGGATAAAGCCCTCGGCCATCTCAGCCTCGGTCCAGTTGGCCACGCCGCCGTCAGGATTCAGGTGGAAGTTGGCCCCCGCCTCCTTCAGCTCCTTGTTGATGGCCTCGATGGTCTTGCCGCTCTTGCAGCCCTCGTTGATGATCTCAGCAAACTTCTTTTCCATAATGTATACCCCTTTCATTTTTTCGGTTGAATCTTCAACCGATTTTAATTTGTTGTTGCCCCACATTCCGACGCGTTTCGACCCGGCCTCTGTGGTATCATCCCCTCAAAGGAGGTGGTCAACATGACCGATGCACAGCGCCAAGCCTATGAAGAACTCTACTACATGACCGTAGAACTTCTGGACGAGCTGGACGAACTCAAGCGTAAAGTCGTCGCCCAGCAGAACGCGTCGGAAGCCCTGTGGGGCCTGCCGGAGGATTGACCTCCGGCTTTTTTAAAAGCAGAAGGCAAAAGATATGCAATACACATCATTCGCACTGATGTAGTCGGCGAGGCCGCTGTTTCTGACCGCGCAGAAACTCGTGTAGTTGCCAATGCGTGGAGAGCGCTGCCACCAGTAGTTCGCGCTACCGTTGTAATTCTTCACCTTGCTGTTGCCTGCCTTATAGTAGGCGTATTGTGTGCCCTCGCCGCTTGCAGAATAGGTGATGTTACCAAAAATCTCGATCTCGCTCAGCAGGAATAGCTTGTCCGCCGTGGTGCTGATGGTGGTGCTCCGGTAACCCTCCGAGGTTAGCTTATTCACCTCTTGGATGCCGTTCTGTACCTCCGTTGGCATCAGCGCCAGAATGGCGGGCAGGTGTGTGCTTCGCATGTCACAGCTCGTCCAGCCGCCGCTGTTGGTGTTGCCACCGTTCATCATCTTTCTGTCCGCGTAGCAGTCATGCAGCTGGAAGGTCAGGGGAGCTTTTCCGGAGCCATCAGCATAGTCATCGTGCCCCTTTCCGATAATGTCGATAACGTAATCTGCCCCGTTAATCGTCATGGCTTTCTGGTTCCCAACTACCCACGTCTCCGGCACTTGGTTCTTGTGGCAGGCTTTAATGATCGTGGCCCAATCGTTATCCGCGAAATTTGCGTTATACGTCACCGGCGCTTTCAGCAGCGGCACAATGCCGCTCATAAGCACTCTGCCCATTATGCCACCTCCCCAGCGGTGAATGTCCCCGTCCCCGCATTGCCGTAGAACTGCTTGCCTACAAGGTCATAAAGTCCCACCGCCCCGCTGGCGTCTTTGCAGGGCAGAAAGTCTCGGATTGGGCTATCTCCGCTGTATAACTGTGCGTAATACAGTTTTCCGGACAGCTGTTCAGCAATGGAACCGTTACGGTTGAGCGCCATCAACGTCATATTTGCAGGAACCGCAAAAGTTGCCGCTGTCGGTGTCCATATTTGTTCACCATTGACGGTCAGGCCGCTTTGGTTAAGCACAGCCTCGATTGGGTCTGTTCCGTTTAATGGAGCGTTCTGCATCGCCTGATCCCCAAATACGGCGGCATTGCACCAAAGGCCGAAGCCGTTTGATTGCCAGTTCTGGTCACTGACTGCAACGCCACCCGATGACGTTTGCGTTGTCTGAAATTTTATTTTCAGAGTATATGTTTGATCCGGTTTGACACCGGTATCAATATATTGTGTCCCGCTGGATTGGATATACGCCAGTTCTGTGTAGCCAGAGGGCAGCAAAGACGGCTTTTTGTGGACGCTGCCCTTCCGCATAAATAAACAATGTCCCATTACGCCACCCCCTTTAGAATCAATGTGGATGCGTCAAACAGGGCAGTTTTGGGGATGACCAATGCAGGGCGGATGCCGTCCGAGTCGGATGCGCCATAGTCGCCGTAGTCGCCGTCGGAACGGACGAACCACACGCGGCCGGCGTTGTCGGTGCTCGGGGAGCGGAGCCACCAGATGGTGTCCATACCGCTTAGGTACGCAATGCGTTTGTTGTTTGCGGACGTGGTTGTTCCGCTCGTAAAGTAATCCAGCTTTGCTCCATCTTCGGGGAAATCGCTATCGTCGCTGGCAGTCCAGCCAAGTTCATAGCCACCCAGCAGGAACACTTTGCAGGACAGGCCGTTTGCTCCGCTCTGGTCGGAGCCGTCGGAGCCGCCGCCAGACCGATACGGAATTTTTACCTGCTTGACAGTTGCCCGCTCCACGCTTCCTAAACTATTGAAAAAGTCCCCATTCAGCCAAGTGTTAATAGCGCTGGTTTCGTACTTGTTTACGTTGGAAGTATGCCACTGTCGGTTACTGTGAATATCCTTCCTCAGCAGCCATGTTCCGTCACAGCTTGCGTCATACAGGTTGGAATTACTGGGAATTCCTTGGTTGACAACCAAGTATTCAACAGCCGCGCCGTTTTCCATGAGTTTGACCATAGACCCCACCGGCAAAGTGCTTGCCAAGATACCGGTTGACGGAGCTTTCGCTCTGCACCCACCAACCACCGTTACATGGCCCATCAGCTCACCTCCGCAACAATGGGAATTGCAACCGTGTTGGCGTCCCCGAAGATCGTAAACTTGATCCCGCCGTTATAGGTCTCGGCGTAGCCGTTGGTGATACAGTTGAGGTACTGGTTCTCCGCTTCCACAAAGGCCGCGTAATCGTCGGAAGTCCCCGCCCCCGTATAAGCGTGGTCTACCAGTGCCGTGTTCTGTGCCGTCACCCCGGCAATGGCAACGCTCTGCGTCTTGACGCCGGTGTTGCTGTCCTCCACCCACGTGGTCCCGATGGTGGCGGTGTAGGTTTTCACGGAACTGATTTCCGGCAGCTGGCTTGTAGGCACCTTGCCGTCCGCTCCAAGAGACGCCGCGCCGATGTTGTCCCGGGCCTGATTTTTTTGATCGGAAGTCAGGTCCTGAGCAACATCGTATCGAACAGGTGCCACCGCGCCGCTGATCCGCTCCCCCGCCGCATTGTGGGCGGTGGCCCCGGAAAGCAGATTCTCCGGGGTCACGGTGTCCTGGGTCAGATCCAGCTTCGTCTCACCGTTTACCTCGACCTTGTTGACCGCCATCCTTACGCACCCACTTTCAGAGTCTGGCCTCCCTGCTCGTTGTCGGTGTAGCTGACAGGGATCGCCGCCACGGTGACGGAGGACAGACAGTTGTAGCCCTCATCCGGTAAAATCTCCTGCTGGGCGAAGGTGGGCGTGGCGCTCTTGGCCTGCGCCTTCATGCCTTCATTGCCGCTCATGGTACCGGCCACGCCCAAGACCGTGATGCCCTCACGGATGTTGGCGGGGATCAGCTTCGCCGCCTCCGCCTCCGCAATCTGTGCCTTGCCGGAGCCGTCATGGAAGCCCATGGGGATGGAAACGGGGGCCGTCTTGTCCGTGATGTCAAGGGTTTTGCCGCCCTGATTCGGCATAGTGCCGACCAGCTTCGCGCCTTTCGCGTGGGCCGTTTTTCCCAGAAGGATCTCCGCAGCGACGGCGGTGTCCTCGGAGGTATCGGAGTCGAAGGTGCTGGTGCCCACAATGGGCGCGCCGCTCTTGTCATGGGCTTTGATGCCCTTCGCCAGTTTGTCGGCAGTGATATCGTCAGCGGTGAGGTCCAGCTTGACGTCATTGCCGATGATGACCTTGTTGATGTACTTATCCGCCATAATACTCGTCTCCCATAATCAATGTATTTCCCCCGGCCTCGTTGGAAACCTCGAATTGGGGGATTTTTAAGACCGTCACATCGTCCGCCATGGACTTGTCCTTTGTTTCCAGAACCACCGGGCCGTAGATCTTAGGCGTCACCTTGTAGGCTCCGGTGTAGGGGTCTCCCTTTCCCGCAACGATGGACACGGCAAAGGAGATCTCAAGGGCCTCGCGCGGCTGCAGCTCAAAGGTAAGCATCACAGCACCGCCTTACTGATCGCCCCGGCCACCGCCACCGTCTGGATCAGGGAGCCGACCACGTCCCCGCCGGTAAACTTCACCCGGACCTGCATGGGGCACACCGGGGGAAGTTTGAAGGTCTCCGTCTGGGTGACCGGGAAGTGGAATTTCCCGTCCGAATAGGTGACCTCCTCCGGATAGGACCGCGTCAGGTTAAGCAGAGTGACCTCCACCTTCTCCACGGTGTCGATCGGGATCGCCTCGCCCAGGTTTTTGATCGTGATATCGATGCTGTACGCATCACCCTGTACCATCAGGACGTCACCTCCGTGGCTCTGACGGTGCCGGTATCGTCTACCGTCAGCTTGAATTTCTTCGTGCTTCCCGCCGTGGAGGACGGAATGATGATCTCCCCATCGTCCACGCGCTTCAGCAGCTCATCCATTTTTTCGCCTGTGAAAATCATGGTGTAATAATCGTTCGGCATAGCGCACCTCCTTATACGATCATTCTGCGGTCGAGGGCGTCCAACAGGTCGCGGCCATCGCTTGTTTTCAATGCGCCGGACTGCACCGGCTTCGGCTTGCGGTAGTACAGGATGATGCAGCCATCGCCGCCGGGGCCGCCCTGGGCGCCGTTGCTGCCGGTGGTGCGGACGCTGCCCGGGTAGTTGTTGAGTGTGCCGCTCTTGCTGCCGCCGTAATAGGTGCGGCTCAGGCCCGTAGCGCCGTCGCCGCCGCCACCGTAGCCGCCTCTGCCACCCTTGCCGTATGCAGCGGGCTTTCTCGGGATCAGCGTCGCGTTGGCTCCGGGCACGGAGGCGCTGCCGCTGGCCGTTACGGTGATAGACGTTTTTGGCATTCCACTACGGGGGACACTTACAAGTCTGAACGTGCCAGCAGTATTTCCGGGCGTTCCGTTCGCACCGGCAGCAGCACCGCTGCCGCAGTTGTACGTTACATCGCCGCCGCAATAGCCATCTTCCAAGCCGCCAGTGAAGCTTTGCTCATCGCCAGCGCTGGGGAGCACAATGCCGTTATCGTTAACCTTTGTAGCACCACCCTCCCACACATGGCCGTCCTCATCCACAACGGATGTGGATTTCAGCGGGATATACCGGTCATTGTCCCCGTGATCCGGGTTCATGCCCGCGCCGTCACCACCGGCAATGCCCTGCTCGCCTTTCGCGGCGAACACCTCGCCGGTCACCGGATCTGTGTAGCCGATATCGGATGTTGACCCGGTGGAGCTGTCGAGACCGCCGAAGGTGGTTTTTGTCCCTTCTGCTCCCGGCGTGTCGGGCGTGTTGGCCCAATTGTTCGCGTCAAACGCCGCGCCCAAGCCTCCAACGCCGCAGGCGAAGGAAAACTTCTGCGCGGGAATCACGTCAAACGTTGCTTGCAAAATTTTGCCGCCGGAGCCGGGATCGCCGCCTTTGCCGCCCTTGCCGCCCAGCGCCCACTTGTCCGTGTTGTGCTGGAGCAGCGATCCAAGGATCGTTTCCGTGTAGTTTTCCGTTTTGGCCTCCGCCGGATGGCCGCCGTGTCCGCAGTGGCCACCCTGCGCACCGCCGATCAAAACTGCCGTGATTGCGGTCACATTCTCCGGCACTTGCCACTCGCCGGAGCCGGTGAGGACTACCCGCTCGTCAAAATACTCCGCAAATTCCGGCTGTGCCGGGGTGAAGCCCACCAGTGCCTCCATGCTACTTTTAAGCGTCGCACTCATGGTGGTGTCCAAAGACTGGATACACGCAGACACCATTTTCTTGTCATACGGATGATATACGCTCACAACATGGCCCGGTTTCTCGTGCCAGCTTACAATGTCATTGGTGATAGTTTCGCGGCACCGGTAATAGTCTGCAAGACGCTTCGCCACGGCGTAGGAATTCACCAGAGATACCAGCGTGGCGTCTGTAGCTGATTTGATGTTTTCCGCAGCGCCAGCCGTCACAGGCTGCGTGATTAGGCGGGTGTTGTGGATATACGCCTTGCCGGTCAGTGCGCCAGTGCCAGCGGAGATCTTGGCGTAGTTCGCGCCGCTTTCCAGAATAGTGAAGCCAGTCGCAGAGAGGGAGTGCATCGGCTCGGAGAATGTGATGATATCGCCATTCTGTGCCGTGCCGGAGAATAGCTCCTTTACTTCCGTTCCCGCAACGTATTGATGCTCCGTTACCGTCACAGCAGAGATGGGTGAATCGTATTTCACGGTTCCCCCGGTGTAAGATCGGTCGACATCAATCAACGATGCCGTACCGTCCCACAAGGGTTCAATTCTCAAAACACCGTTCAGGTCTGTGCGGAGATAGGCCCCAATGGCGAAAAGCACTTGTGCGAGGTTGTCTCGTGCAGAGCGTTCTTTCCCATCCGCATAAGGAAGCCAACCATAAAGTTTGACCCCGGCATATACACTTTTTATCAGCGAAGGGATGTTTCCGCAGATTTCTTTTACAACCTCTTCCACGGTCTGACCTGTGTAAATGCCGCCGGTATGCACCATGCCGGTAAGCGCGCCCATAGGGGAGCGTCCTGTAAGCTGATAGGTGACAGGCCCGATACGAGAAACGCCGCTGCTTACAAATCTTGCTTTGATTTCGCCGCCTCTGTAAACAATGATTGGGGTGTTATTCGGGAGTGCAGAAAGCTGTGTGCCTATTGTTTTAGTGCAAACCTCTACGCTGACCGTATCGAACGAAAGACTGCTTTCATCCAATGCCACTTCTTGGAACGATGAGCAGTAGTCCAGCCGCATATCGTCCTTAGACGCATCCCGGTCAAATTGATAAGGGCCGATCATTACATAATCCATAAGCCCTCCTTACCGCGTGATTTGCGGTGCGATGGGAATGAAATGGATTTCAATTTCTCCCCAATAATTGATCCCGTTTTCAACTTTTTCAATATCGTGCGATGCGCTGGTGTAGTATGCGCGATAGGAAATAGTTGTGTTGCCGTCCGCAGCTTCAAGCAAAACGGAATCGTCAATGGAATGGGCTTTGAGATAATTCCAGAACGCATCGTAGCTTCTGTAATCGTCCCCTCTGCGGAAAACGGTCACCTTATGCCCAATGTACGTCCCCAGAACATCGCGGATCATCCGGCCTGTGTCTTTCGATCTCCCAGCGTTCTCCCCATCGAGAACGCTGAAATTTTCGTTGTACTTGGAGATCGCGACATTCACATCAAATGAAGTCCCGTTAATTTTGATGTAATTCATACCCACCGCCTTTAGGTCACTTTAATGCCGACGCGCTGCGTCTGGTCCTTGTTCAGCTTGAAGATAATGCGGCCCAATTCCTGTTCGCCGATCTTAAGGATCGCCGTCTGATTGCCACCGCCATACTGCGCCATGCCACGGGCCACCACTGCCTCGATGGCAGATTCAGGAGCTTCAATGTTGTTCCCCTGCTTCTGGTCACCCAGTACCGCTAAAAACTCACGGTTCGGTGGAATAACTGCGCCGGTCGCCAAACGCGGAACGGATGAGGGGGCAATTGCAGGCATAGCAGAACGTGCCGCCGGGTTTCCACCGGAAACAGATTTCGTAGAATTAAACCCGCCTGCTTTTGCAGCTATACCAACGCCAAGCAACGCCGCACCAGCTAAAAGCATTGGGACATTCAGCGTCATAGCGCCAATAGCCACAAGAGCGATACCCAGCAAAAGCATTGCCGTAGACACCCATCCGGAAACTTCATTCAGATGCAAGGTTTCAACCCAGCTCTGAAATTTGTTTGTGGTTGTGCCTATCGCAAAACCGCTCACAAGCAAAGCCGCACCAGCCAAAAGCATAAAAATATTCATGGTCATTGCGCCAAATGCAATAAGGGCAATTCCTGCAAGCATAAGGGCAACAGATACCCAGCCAACAACCTTATTCAAGCCGAGTGTTTCAACCCAGTTCTTGAGGTGGCCCTCATTTATTGCTGCAATTATTCCCATGCCAAGAATGCCAAGTCCAACTGCCAAAAGAATCGGGTTCGCCGTCGCCGCCGCAAATGCGACCAATGCAATACCGCCAAGAAGAAGCGCAACAGATATCCACTGTGCAACGGAGGTCAGCTTTAACTTTTCCCACCATGCCTCAAGCCTTTCTTGCCCAATGACTTCTGCCGCAATGCCAAACCCTAATAGCGCCACACCCGCAAGTACGATCACAATGTTTCCCATTGCCGCGCCGATGGCAATCATAGCGATTCCGGCGATTTGCATAGCTGCTGTCACATATCCAAAAGCCGAATCTAATTTGAGCGCACTTGCCCAGTCTGTAAACGTTCCGCTTTTTACGCCAACATAAATGCCAGTAGCTATTAAAGCAATTCCGGCAACCACCATTAGAATATTACCGGTAGCCGCACCAATGGCGATTAACGCAAAGCCAGCGATCAACAATGCTGCCGTAATAAAAGATGCAGCGCGATTAAGTCCAAGCGTTTCTGCCCAATCATCCATCATGCCGCTGTTTTTTGCATAAAGAACGGCAAAGCCAATCAGCAAAAGTCCAGCAATCACAAGGAGGATGTTTCCCGTTGCCGCTCCGATTGCGACCATTGCAATGCCAGCAAGGATTACAGCCGTCACAATAAATTCCGCAACATTATTGAGCCCAAGTGTATCCACCCAGGATTGCAAAACTCCGGTTTCCTCTGCGACAAAAAGCCCGGCGCCAATGAGAAGCAATCCAGTTATAACCATCTTAATACTCCCAACCGATGCGCCGATGGCAATAAAGGCAATGCCCGCTAAGATCAAAGCGCTTGCAACTTTTTCCGCTGCGCTTCCAAGCATTTTATCGAGCCAATTTTCATTTTCAGAAAAATTAAAGTCCGGTTCTGTTTTTTCCTTATTGTCTCCGCCTAATTTATTAATCTCATCAAACGAGGCAAGCGCTTTGCCAGCCTTTTTTGCAGATTTGCCCGTTTCGTCTAAAGCGTCCGATTCTTTGTAAAGGTTCTCTGCTTCTTTTTTTGTTTGGTTAATCGTCGACCCAAACAAAACCGCTGTAATTTTCGCCATAGCAGTCACAAATTGGGTTAGCAAATTCACGAATGATGTAAACGCCGGAAGCAAAACATTCACAAACGGCTGTGCGAGTGTTAGCAAAGCACCTTTTAATCGCGATAGCGCTTTTGTAGCCTGATCGTTGGTTTTAACCGCCTTCCCGAGCCATTCGCGCACGGAGCGGAGTCCTTGCACAATTAAGCCAAACACGAACACGCGACGGACAAGCCCTTTTACTCTGCGAGAAAACCGATCCATATATTTGTCTGCTTTTTTACTTGCAGCGGCCAGCGCAGTAGAACTCTTACTTGCGCCAGCAATCTGCGCAGAAAGTTCTCCCGCCCGGTTGCTCATTCGTCCAAGGCTTCTGGTATCTTTGGCAATGGACGCATCTACAGCCTCAACCCTTTTTTGCACACCATCCCATTCTTTTTGCATCGTTGCCACGGTTTGTTCCTGGTCTTTAATCGCACTTGATGTAAAAAATTCGTTTCCGCTTTTCATTTGCGACAGCTTAGATTTAGCCTCATCGAGATTTGCGGCAATCTGCTTTGATTGCTCCACGAGTGGAATTGCTTGCTGCTTTTTATCGCTGATCTTTTCATTGAGCGCATCGATTTTTTTTGTTAGCCTGTTTAATTCCGTTTGCGCCTGCTTATCATCAATGTCCGTCTTTATGATGATGGAGCCATCTGCCATGCAATCGCCTTCTTTCCCTTGCTTTTTATGCATTTTATGTTATGCTTGATAAAAGGAGTTGGTATCAATGGAAGATCATGTCACACAAATGTGTAGTAATTTATTTGATAAAAACGAGAATAAAATTGACGTCAACATTGTAGCAACCGTGTATCTTTCAGCTTTTGAAATCTCCGCATACTTAAAAAAATGCACAAATTACTCAAGCGCAGATATTAAACTCGTTGCAAAATACATCAACGATTTACCAGGCTATGACTACTCAAGAAAAGAAATTTCATACTACAAGCGAAAAATCGAAAGATGTGATTGGGATTTTTCGACGCCAACAAAGAAAATGGAGCCCTCCATGCGAAAAAAGCAAACAGCAGTTCTTTTGCCGGGCGAAGAAGTTCTCGACACGCTCAAATTTTCATGTATCCCACTTATATCGTGGTGCATTTTATTTGTATTTTCCGTGTGCAAGGCTTCTTTAATGCAAATGGAGGACGTATGGTTTTTTGTCCCTTGGGTCTTTGCATTCCCGGTCTTATACGAAATTTTCCGGCTGACCATGAACCATGTTGTTTTGACAAACAAACGCCTCATTGTTCGCGTTTCAGTACCGAAAAAGATTTCAGTAGATGTGCCAATTAACAAGATAAACGGTGTGTCTGTAAAATCGTCATGGCGAGAGTATAAATATGGAGCATTGCAAATTGACACTTCATCTGATCGGTTTTTGTTTACAAGTACAAAGTCACCTGGCGTTTTCAGAGACTCCGTAATTTCGGCTATGGAGCAAAACAAATCCGATGCCATGCGTCAACAGGCGAAAGAAATCGCAAAAGCTATGAAAAACATTTAATGCACCTGCCGCCCTCTCCGGAGGGCGGTTTTCATATCCATTTGCTGATAACGTCCTCGTCCTGTTCCGTATACTGCCGCTTGAAGTCAACCAGGTGCCGGTTCTGCTTGTAAAACTCCTGTTCGCTTTTATTCAGTTTCTTCCCCTTTGCCTTTTTATTGCGGATTCCCACAACCTGGGCAAAAGTGCAATCCCCGATTTCCTGATACGCGGATACCCACGTCCACCAGTGCAGATACTCAACGGATCTGACTTCTTGTCCCAGAACGCGGTTGACTGGGGCAACGATCAGGGGAAAGTCCTGCTGCCAGTCCATCAGCTTCGGCCCACGCTTTTCCTCACGCTGCTCTTCGCCGCAGTTGATGAATTTTGCGCATTGCTTGATCGCTTCCTCGTAGTCGCTCTGCGGCATTTCCGCAAAGTCCGGATAGAAAATGTCAAGCATGGCCTCGGCCTTTTCTTCCTCCGACAACTCAGCGTCAGACAGTGCCTCAATGATTGTTAGGATATCGCGATAGTCAGAGCGTATCTGGTACTCAGTGCCGTTTACCTCTACGGCAGTCGGCAGATCGTACCTCATTTGTGGTACTTCTTCGTATACTTGCTCACGCGGGGGTTGGTGGCTTTCTGCTCACGGGCAAAGGTGGTGTCAACCTCATCCATGATAGCAAGCATCAGGTTCGCCCACACAGGCAGGCCGTCCGCCAGCGCATATACGTTCATCTCACCAAACAAGGCAGAACAAATGTCGAAGCTGAACACATCGTTGATGATCTCACGCATTTCCTCGTCCATCTTCCGGGCGGTTTCAAAAACCTCCCGCTTGTTGGCGGTCTTTTCCACCTCTGCCTTGTACGCATCCTGCTTCTTGTCGAGGATATCAAAGGCGTTAAACAGCTTTTCCACAAAGGCGCTGTCAGTGGGGTTGAAGGAGAATTCGCATTTTCCGTTGATGTTGTAGGTAACTAAACCGGTATCGAAAATCAGGTCTTTCATAATAGCCTCCGAAATTGGGGCGGGTTTGCGCCCGCCCCTTTGTTTTTAAGCCCCTGCCGTAAAGGTCACGCCACTGGTATCCTTGGTAATGGTGCCCAGCGTACGATTGCCTCCGTAGGTGATCTCACTCGTGATGTTGAGCGTACCGCCGCCGTCGCCGCCGATGCCCGTCACGGCAATAGCACAGGAATCATACCGCTCGGCAAACTTCGCCTCGCCGGACGTAGCGTAGAAGTGTCCAATCATCATATCCTGATTGGCAAGAGCCTGCGCATCATGATCCTTGACGGCAAGGTTCCACATCTTCACCGCAGCAGCGTCACCAGAATCCATAGGGATGGGATCAAAGGTCTGGGAAATAACGGGCTTCTTCATGGTGGTGAAGGTGTTGCCCAGGATGTCCTGTTTGCTCTCCTGACCCCAGTCCATCTCTTCGCTGGAATCCTCCACGCGCTTACCGATGGCGCTCCAAGTGGGAGCTTCCTTAGAGCCGGTATTCAGATACGCGATCAAAAGCTCGCGGTCAATTGTCTGACCTTCGGGCGTCGCAAAAGTTAAATCTGCCATTATACATTCACCTCGTAAATCAGTTTTAGCGGGACCATGTAGTCCTCGTATTGGTCGCTTGTCGCGCCGAGATACGATGCAAACGCAGAAGTCTCAACGCGGAGGGCGCGCCTGCCCTCTCCAATGTCCGGTCGCTGCATCTGCGCCCAGTCCGCAAATTTGTTCAGCGCTTCAACCGCCTTCAAGCGTGTATCGTCGCTCTTGCCGGGTGGTGCAATCTGGTAGTGGATTTCGAACGAATACTCCGCCTGATACCCACCGCAGATATACTTCTTGGTGATAACGGCACCCTGAACGGAGGAAAGCGCCATGCCTACCGTTTTTGCCGCGAAATACTCGTACTTGATCAGATCCACATTCTCCGGAATACCAGGAAAACGGTTCGCCCAAATCAGCATCAGGCGGTCAAGGTCTGCCTTTTCACTGCTGGATGCCAGCATTACAGGTTTTTCTTTAGAGATCACGCTTCACCGCCTTTTCTGCTACACGCACCCACTTCTCCATGTTCTGTGCCTTGGATGCTTCAAACCAATGGGAGCAGGTCCCGGTTCTGTGGAAAATCAAATCCTTTTCCGGCACTGCTGGAACCTTCGTAACGCCTTTCCGCGCATAAGAGCTTCCGGTCAGTGGATCAACGTACAGCTTGCCATAGTACAAATACCTGGCATACGGCCCGGGGTAAATAACCGTGTTCCCCGTTACCTTTGTACGCGTCCTCAGAGAGCCTGTGAGCATAGGAACGAACGGGGCGGTATCTTTTGCAACCTGCACTGTAAGAACGTGTTCTGCGCGATCACAGCCCTTGGAAATGGCCTCTTTTACAGCGTCCATGCCGTCTGCCTGAACGGAGAATTTCAACGCCATATCACACGCCTCCGACCTGCCAGTGCTGCATATCAACGCTGCCGAAATCCTTCTCGTCAACCTTGGTCACGGTGTAGCAGTTGTCCTGAGCCAGCGCCACAGTTTCATTGTCCGTCACAAACTCGCCTTTGATGAAAAACGTTGTCCCACCATTGCCTTTGACAGAAAGCGTCCACAGGTCGGTTTTGTCCTCTGCGACGTAAAACCGCTGCGGACCGACATAGGCTTTCACCTTGCCGGTAAAACCGTCCACAGCTTCCACGCCAAACGGGATGTAGAGGTCAACTGCATCAGCCCCGGCAAGACCGCTCTCGCGCACGTTAACCGCCTTAGACGCTTGCAGCATCACGCCACGAAGTACGGTCACATACAGCTTTTGCGTTTCCTGAAACGTCTCCTTGTCGGTTTCTTTGACCGGATTGTAGATCGTTACAGTGTGGGGAGCGTACATGATCCGCACCCCCTCCCTCGGTACAGCAAGCCGGTATGGGCGAGATACTCCATGCAGGTCTCTGCGAGCAGCTTTCTTGCCCCATCCGTAGCGTTCAGCGCAGAAACGGCAGATTCGCCGCCGGTCGCCAGTGTGCGGGAATAACCGCCCACCGTTTCGCTTTTGACTTCTGCGTCATTAGCGGCAGCAGTCGCAAGGTTCTTCATTGCAAGCGCCTGCGCGGCTTCGATAACCGCGTACTTGTCAACCAGCGCACAGCAGCACATCTTTACCGCATCCAGATCCACGTTGTCCTTGGCTCGGTTCTGCGTGAAATAATCGAGGAAGGAGCTGGCCCGGACAGCCAGACGCGGGAAATCCCCACTGCTTACAGTGCCCATATAGACACCGGAGTAGTATGTGTAATCAGCGTATGTCAATTGGGTCAGCTCCCTTCCAATACTGCGATTATGTCAGCCTTGCGCATTGAACTGCTGACCCCGTCCACCCCGTTTTCCCCGGCATAATCAAGCAATTGAGCTTTTGTCATGTCGGAGAAAGCAGGGGTTTCAGGGTCAGGCTCACTCAGCAGTTCGGTTAGCCCCCCACTGCCGGAGTGATGGAGCCGACAACCACGCCGTCAATGCGCTCGGCGAACAGCACCATGCCGTTGATAACGGTATCAGATGCGGTCATGTTGGTGTAATCGGGTTCCTCGTGGATTCCGATATAACCGGTGGCGTCAGTGGTGAAGTTGAACACCTCGCCCAGATCAGCGCCGTTCACAGGGATGTAGTACAGGACGATGTTGTCCTTGGCGGTGGCGTAAATCTTGCCCTTGGGGACGCTGGAGTTCAGAATCACAGTGCCCAGGCCGAGGAAGTTCTCGACATAGGTCATGCCGAAAGCGGTCTGCAGGGTGATGTTGGCAGTTGCGAGATAGTCCGCAACGTCCAGAGGGTTCATGAAATACACTGCGCCGATTTCGTCATCCTCGAACAGCACCTGCAGCTGGCCCCATGCCTGAGCCAATGTCGCTTGGAAGGTCGCACCGCTGGCCGTACCCGTACCGGTCGCGAGGAACTCGAAGAAGTCCTTGCGGATACCCTTCTGTACGTCCTTCAGCATTTCATCGGTTGTCATTTCGACGGCCTGATCGTAGCCGCGATCAGTGATTGCCTCGGCAGAGGTGGCTTTACGCCACTTCTTCAAGGCGATCTCCTTGTAGTTCACGGCTTCGGTCTTGTACTTGCTCAGAGGGATGGTCTCGCCTTCAGCCACAGCGCCGTCTTCCAGAGTGCCGGTAGCCTTGTAACTCTTGAGCACAGTACCGGCCTGCTTGGCGATCTTACGGGTAACGCCCAGAGCCTCCATCAACTTCTTGATGGAATAGCCGAACATTTCGGTAAACTCGATCTCGCGAACACGGGCGAGATCTTCCTTCTTAATCAGCTTAGGATCAACAGCCATTTTTATTCTTCCTTTCTAAACAAATCCATATTTGCGGCGATTGCAGCGCGCCGCTCCGTTCTGTCGGTGATTTGCATAATCTCGTCCTTGGTCATAGGCTTTCCGCCCTCGTTGAGCCGTGCGCCCATGTCCAGCCGGACAGCAGGCTTAGAAACAAGGCTCTTATAGGTGCCGTCTACGAGAGCGTCAAGGCTCTTGGTGTCCTTGATCTTCTCGCCGTCCAGCTCCAATGCAGACATTTCCTCGCCGCATCCGCGCATGGCAAGGTCGAGATTTGCGCCGGTGATGTTTTTGCTCTCAAAGTAAGCACGGACAGCCTTTTCCTTTGCCGCCTTGCTTTCCTTTTCGTTGATGCCGGACTTATAAGCTTCAAAATCCGAATGTTCCTTTTCGTACTTTTCCTTATAGCCGCCGTCACCTGCTGCCTTGAGGTCATCCAACTGCTTCTGGATTCCGGGCAGTCTCTCCGCGTCCGCCTTGTACTTGCTGACGTCAGCCTTCAAGCCGTCCACGGTGTCGGTATGCGCCTCGATGATGGTATCTACTTGCTCATCGGTGAGACCCATACCCTTCAAAAGTTTGCGTGTAAGTGCCATGACACTATCTCCTTTTCTTTGGCCGCGTTTCTTCGCAGACGATAGTTTTTATAAAAACCGCTGTGCTTCGCGGGTTTTACTTAAAACAAAAGAGCCAACCACCGAGAATTCCTCAGCAGTTGGCTCCTATTGCCCTTTCCCGTGCCCAATTACGCGGGAGTTGAATATTTGATTGTTTTCTTGACCTCTAACACGATGTACCCGTCGCCCTTGCGCCGGATCTCCGCATCATTGCCACGTTTAAGAATAGCTTCCACAGTGCGCATGATATCATCATTCATTGTCCGTCACCTCGGAAAACAGGAAATCATATTCACGTTGTAGGTCTCTAAGCTTTGAGTTGCACTCTTTTTCAAGTGCATATACCGCCAAATCGGATGGGTGGTCTCGTCCTTTCCAATCGGGGTATTTTGCCCTTTCTTCATCTACTTTAGCCCAGTATTCATGAAAAAGTGCGTCGCATTTTGCCTTGTACTCATTAAAGAGTGGATGGTTTTCATTTATTTTTTTCTTTGCGTACATAGTCAACCTCCAGCTCTTTACTTAAAATCTTCATTACTTCGTGGTACTTATCAACGTCCGGGTTTATCTGCCCTTTCCACATCATCTCAAATACGTCCGTCCGTTCCAGTTCCTTAAAGCGATTGTACACCACATCGCGAGCCTTTTCAACGGTTTTAGCTGTTCGCCTCATAATGTATATAAATCGGTCATCAGACGCAATGGAAAGTTCTTCTTTACTGTCCATAAAGAACGCAACGTCTTCTGCACTAAAAGAGTAATGCGTTTTTTCACGTGGGTGATTGTGATACGAATATGACCCATTTAGGGTGCTCGGTATAGCAGACAAGTCTACAGTTGTTGCTTCCCCTGATACGCGCCAGACTTTGCCATCTTTCGTCACCGAGTAATTAACTTCGTAATCAAAATCAGCCAGTTCTTTCTCAGCATCGCTCAAAACTTTCATGGCCGCTGTTTTATCAGAAAAATCAACAGTCCCAACCAAAACCGGATCTCCCGGGGAAACGCTGTTGCCATTACCGGCGCTTTTTATGCTTTTTGAAATGCGAGTAGCATTATAGACGCGCATCCGCTCCGGTTGCTCCGGCAGGCCAGCTTTCGCGCTGAACGCCTTGTATTTAGCGTTTAACCGCCGTAGCCGTATGTTTACCGCAGTCTCATCTTCATGCAATCCTGCGGCCTTGTAGGCGGCTTTTTCGCGCTTTAGCTTTCTAACCGTCCGCTCAATACGGCGCTGCATCTGGGTTGCCTCGTATGCCGTGTAATCCTTGCCATCAAACGTGCAGCCGTGGCCATCATCGATGTGTTCCAACTGTTCATCCGTGTAAGTGCGCTCAGACACGCCCTCAACCCATGGGAACCGCCTGTGGCGGCAGTTGGCCCCTTCCAGACCGTCAACAGCGCCCAGGCCGCAAACGTCATAAATGCTCGGGTAAATGTCCCCAGCACGTACGCTGTAAACACGGCCTTGCCAATCCTTATGCGATGACCATGGTGACGGTCCCGGCTTATCTCGTGCGCCAACATGGGCCGAAACTTCAAAATAGGGTGTATCCAGATATTCTGCAGATTGCTCCGTATACTTGGAGCAGATTTGAGATACGCCGGTCATTACGGCTCTTCGCACGGCAACATCGACATGATCCCGATGACCACTTTCGTAGTCAACCACTTTTAGACCGCTGTCCGCAAGTTCCTTCACAGCCGTTTTAATCGCCTGATTGTAGTTGATTGCACCGCTTTGCACCTGCAACGCTGCGCTGTCAAGTGCCCATTGGTACGCTTTGGCAGGTGGGAGCATCGTACGCCCAGCGTCCACCAGGAAGCCCATGGATGCGGTCAGATTGTGGAATGTATTAAGTGTCTGCGTCCTGATCGCCGCCACTTCCGCAGCGTCAACCAGTGTCTCAGGCTGTGTGATATGCGCAAGGTCAATCAGGTCAGTGTAATACTGTTGGTTCCTTGCGACCACATCGCCCAGCAGCTTGTCCAGCTTCGTTTTGCTGATGCCGGAAGTTTCGCGGATTGCTTTCTTGATTTCCTTTAGGTCGATGCCGTGAGACCGCAGTGCCCGGATGTCCTGCACCGTTACCTCGTTCAGTTCATCCGCAGCTTTCAACCGGGAACAGATTTCATTCAGCAACACAAGTTCAAGCGCCCGGAACAGTTCTGCCAGATCCTCTGGGAGCGCATCAAGTAGTTCCGGGGTAAATGGATACCGGCTCATTTTTCACAACCCCAAAAGTCCCAGTATTTTCTCCAAATCCCATTACTCGACCTCCGTTTCTTCCTCGGTCACCATGTCCTGTGCCTTTGGCAGCGCTGCCTTTGCGGTGGCTTCGTCCTCATTCATCCAGCGCATACGGAACTCCCAATCGTTCATGATGCCAGCATTAAGAAGTTGCACGTCACGGTTAAAGTCCTGGCCCTTGTCCTCAATGATGGAATCGTCAAAGTCAATGGAGATCTGGACGTCCTCATTGAGGGATGCGCCCATGTACCGATTCCCCATGCGGAGCAAGCTCCGGCACAACTCTGTGATTGCCTGCTCAAGCACAATTTCATGTTTTTTGATTGTGCGAAACAGGGTGCTGTTCTCGCTGATGACCTGCGTGGCAGTTGCGATGCTTCCCTGATTGAATTTGTAATGGTTCTCACCGAAACCGCACTTGCTGGACAGGATGTTCAACATATCTTGCATACCGGTGTTAAACTCCGCTGTCCGCAGCGACATATCGACCTGCTGTAAGATGTTGCCGTTGCCGCCTCTGTCCTCCGGAAGTACATAATAAACGGTCTCACGCTTATCAAACACTGGACGACCGTCAATGCTCTTGGTTGCCTCCGGTTGCACCACAATGCGCTTCTTGCCCAACACAAATTCGTTCACATAGCTATCATAGGTAATGTCAACGCTCTTAAGCTGGTCGATGGCGTGGGCAAACACAGCCACGCCAAGCGGGTTGTTTTCGTCAGAGTTTGCAATGTTCAGCCGGTCGATCACAAACTGCGGCTTGTCGCTGCCGGTATGAACCACCGGGGGAATTGTCTCAAACCCTTTCACGCTGGCCAGTGGGATTTCCTCTGCATCATACAGATGGTTCTCAATGTCATACTCGCCGTTGCGCAGCCTGTGCACCTGGATGTAAGTATATTCTGTGTCATCGACCTTTCGAGTGGATGCGAACGCACACTCGCGGATAACGCCGTTATCCCACGTCAGCGGGTAGATGTTCCCGGCGCTGACATAGTTGATGCGAATGCGGCCAGAGTCAATGATTTCTGCTGTATCTGGGTTAATTCCCATGCCTTCCATCACCGGCACATACGCAACGGTTCCTACTGCCGCTTTGCGCTCCTGCGATTCGTTAGCCTTGACCTCCCAATTGTTATCGGCAAAAACAGTATCGATAAATTCCTGTTCCTGTTTGCCTTCAAGCGTGATGTTGACTCGCTCGTTCATTAGGAGGTTGGCCCAATCCTCGCAGACTTTCTTTCCCATTCCAACCGAATAACGGTGGCACTCCAGCTCTTCAATGCCATTCCACACCGTATAGCTGTGGAAATCTTCAACGTTTCCCTTATACCATGCGTCCCACAGGTCGATCAGAGAGTAAAATTTGCTGTCGACCGTGTCAAACCCAAGATCCTTTAATGCTCTGCGAATATTCACTATTTCACCGTCCCATCATGTGACCGGCACGTTCCAGGTCTTTGTAATAAGGCTCAATGCTGTACTCAAAGGCATCCAAGCTGTCGATGTCGGACGTGCCATCATCCAAGCGCTCGTCCTCAAATTTATCAGGATCATAAATAGCGGATTGCAGTGCATCGATCAGATGTGGGCAGTTTCTGGAAACTTTGAACCGCCCCTGCTTCATCAGCAGCACCACCAGCCGAATTCTGTCTGTGATTTGCATTTTCAGTGCGTTCTTGACTTGGGTACCCAGCCGGAGTTTTTGTGCCGTGTGATCCAACCCTCGTATAAGCACCGTTTCCGCGCTATCCGCTCGTGTCTGGCTGTAACCATACTTTGACGTTATCAACTGGCAGAACGTAGCAAAACGCCGGTTTAATGCATCCGGGTCAATCTCTTCGTTTTTGATGTATTCTTCTTCCAACGCCACAACCCGGAAATTTTTTGTAATCCCGGTGGCTTGAAATTTCGTTGCGGACTTTGTACCGCCGAAGTCAACGCCAATTGAAATGATTGAGAAGCTGGTGCCGTTTTGCTTGGCCCACTCCAAAGGGTCTCCGATCAAATACTTTTCTGTATCGTTGGCGAAGTCCTTATAAACGATGCCCTCTGCCGCTACCCACAGGCCGCGCACATACCGGTCATAAAATATACCGGCATACATATTCTCGTACCGTTCAAGGGTGCGCTTGCTCAGGCCGGGGTTGTCCGTCATTTCAAAGTGTAGATACAGTGCATTACGCTCACGGCTCCGCTTGATCCACTCCTGATAGAACCAGTGGTGTGGGCTGCCGGGGTTACAAGAGAACCACAGCCGCGCGCCGTCAACGGAGCAACGTGCAAGCGCCTGTTCCACGAATGAGCGTGGCATCAATACCACCTCGTCCAGCAACACACCCGCCAGTGTGCGGCCTTGGATCAGTGTATAGCTCGCCTCGTCCTTGCCGCCGAACACTTCAAAGTAATTTGTCACGGCTCCGCGCCGCACTTCCATTACCTTGTCACCGCGCCGCCAGCGGACGATATAACGTTCCTTTGCAAGGCTCATCGCCGTGAACGGTACGATGATGTTCTTGGTACAGCTATCCACCGTGCGTCCACACACGCCGAAACGCTGACCGCTGAAATTCTCCATCGCCCAGCGGACGAACGCCCACATCATGATGGAGGTTTTGCCGGAACGCACAGCGCCGTCACAGATCAGCGCGTCATACTTGGAATAGGGGAAAGCGAGGATTTTTGCTTGCTTTGCGCTAATCATCGCTCTCAAGCTCCTTTGCCATTTCTTTTAAGCTCTGGCTGAGCGCATCTTCCTTTACCGTATCGGCAGGACTTCCGCCGATCATCGCCCACTTGTCAATCAGCGTTCCCATTGCCGTTGTGATCTGGCTTGGCGTTGCCTCCGCCAGCTTCTCAGGGTCATTCAGCACCGCAAGCCCCTTGCCGATGATCTGGCATACGATGTCCCGCTGGCTTTCCATGTACGCGAGAATGTCCGCTGTGTTCTGGTCTTTTTTCTGTTCCAGTTTTTTCTCGACTTCTCCCGCTTCTTTCAGGACTTTGTTCGCGGCGTCCCATGAGACCTTATTCTTCTTCGCGGCAGCATTCACTGACTGCGTTTCCAGATAGTCCGCCAGTATTTTCTTTTTCTGCCGGTCTGTCAGTCTCGCAGCCATTGTCACCACCTCGCCGCTTTACTTGCTTATCGTCAACCTTTGTGAGCCATAATCTTCATGCGGCGCTCGTTGAGCTTTGCTCTTTGCTTACCAGCCTCGCGGCGATTGGCAAACATTAAATTACGGCGTTCTTTACGACCCGGATTCTTCTTCATGGTAATTCCTCCTAAATTTTTTGCTACCAGTAATAATTTACTCCACTATCATCCAGTCATCGGCAAGCATATCCGCCTGCGATGCCAGCCAGCCGAGCTGCACGCCGGATGTGCCGACAAAAGCAAGCGCTTTGTTACCGATAGCTTCGTGAATGGCGTTGATCACCTCATGCGCAGCATTCTCATAGCTGATGCGCTCCGCAAGCTCGACATACTGATTCTTTCCATTCCATCCGCGACGGGCAATTCTCTTCCCTTTCTTCGCTGCTTCAATGGCAAGGCCAAAGCTCAGGCAGTCTGTTTCCCGATATGCGGCCTCGAACACATACTTTGGGCTAAAGCTCTCGTAACCGTCCTGGTAGCGGACCTTGTAGCCATCTTCCTCGGGGTCCATACTCTTGGGGATGGGCTGGTCCTTCTCGTAGACCGTGCCACCCTTGCGAATAGCAGGGGCTGCCTCAATGATTTTCGTGCCAACATACTTTTTCATTTTCATTTCGCATAACCTCTTAACATTATTTTGCTACCAGCCCCCACCCCTTGGCCTTACATAGCAGACTTTACCCGCCCCGAGGGGCATACACATCTTGCGTGTCCGGATCTCCCTGAGCCAAACATGGTACGCAAGGTCTTTTTATCGGCTCCCGGCTGCGCTGCGTCTTCCTACCAGCCATCAGGAACTTGGCAATTATACCAGCCGCCTGATACTTAGCTTTTTACGCTTCCCCGCCCGCTGGCCGGGATGGTACGGCATTGCAGTCCTGCCCTGCTTTAGCGCTTCAGGGAAAGTCCCCGTCACTCGCTGTGGTCTCCCCTTACGGGGCACCTATGCCGCATATTGGCCGTCTTGCCGCTTCGATTGTCACACGCTCATGCCCGCTTGAGGCCCCGCAAGCATTTCAAGCGCTTTCATCAGTCACGGCAAGGGGGACGCATCCCCACGCGCAGTTTTCAGCGGCCATTTTCATTTCCATGTGAGCCACGACGAACGGTCTCACATTGTCCGGGCGCTACCCGGCATCTGGTGCAGACGGCTGGGCTTGAACCAGCGCATACCTCCCGGCGCGGTGCTCTGCCGACTGAGCTACGTCTGCATATCCCCGGCATTCCGCCGGGGTCAGGAGGAAAGAAAGGATGGATGGAAAGAATGAGGATGCGGATATAACCCCGCACCCTCATTCTGACACATATTTTTCTACGCTTGCCCCGAATTGGGGGCAAAGACCAATTTTTTTTGCGATACTATAAAGGTTTACTCTCTCGCTCACCCTCGTCCCATGCAAGCTCATCCAAACTGACGTGGTAATGATTCGCTATCAGCTTCAATTGGCTGAGAGCCGGTTCGTTCTCCCCAGTTTCGTACTTCCGTAGCGTATCATGCCCGATCCCAATCAGCTCCGCTTTCACTCTCATGCTTTTAGCAGGCCGCTCAGATTCCCTTAACTTCCGCAGCCGTTCCGGGAATGTACTCACGTAACCACCTCACATAGCCGGAAATTCTCTACCACAGGTCCGCCCGCCGTTTCCGTCCGCACACTGACAAACCGGCCCTTTGGGTGGATGTAAATTACCTCTCCGCGCTGGAACGGATACAGCTGCTCATACGTTGGGTGCTGCCGCTCCAGCTGGGACGGTATGGACTTGAATCTGGCCCGAACCACCTGTCCAAGTTTCATGATTCCTCCATTTCCAGTAGCTTCACCAAGTCCCAGAACTTCCGCGCATCCAGCCCGGTTTCCGTCTTGATCTTGCCAAGCCGATAGATCACGCTGTTGTGGTGAATATCCATCTCTTTTGCGGTTTTCACGCAATTCATATCATTCTTCGCGTAGATGCGCAAAAGCGATATATCTTCCTTCTGCATAGTTACCTCCCATAACGGACCTTTTTCAAATCCTTGTATCTGTCCGGGAATGGGGTCAACTTTGCCTTGTCCCGGATAATCTCCGCAAGCACCCGATCCATGTGCTCCTGTCGGACGTCCGCCTCTGGGTTCCGGCAGTCCAGCGCCGGTTTGTACTCGCGCTGAACGGCAACCCAGTTATGGGTGATCCGCATGATCCGGTCATAGCCCCAGCCCTCCGTCTGGTGGAGGGCCATCTGCAGCGTATCCATGGCGAATTGCATCGCCATCGCTGCCCCGGCGTTGAAGGTGGCATCCAGCTCCGCCTCCCGCCGCTGCAAATAAGCGGATTGTTTAGCCATCCGCGCCGTCCTTTCTCTCGCCGTGACTGCAAAAGCCTTCATTTGGCATGGCACAATTAAACAGTCCGCAGCCGCCGATCTCTCCGATTTCCTCACCCATGTCCTTGTATATCCGATGCTTGCAGTCCTTGCACCGCACCACCGGCACGGCATCCACGGTGGGGCAAGCGTCAACCACCCCGCTTACCTCATCCAACGGGCAAAGCGCAGCAAACTCATTGTCATATAGCATATCAACCAGTTTATCAGCATCAATCGTCCTCATGGTCAGCACCTCCGTCCATTTTCGCCCCGCAGTTGGGGCAGTAATCGCTCTTGCGGTTGTTCCACATATCATAGCACGTTGATACATACCCCTCGGCAACAGGCGTTCCGCTTCGATAGTGCGTTACCCACCGCCCATGCACCACCTCAGCCCTCTTGTTCCATGCTTCAGCGGCTTGTTCTTCCGTTTCGTAAATATGCACACCGCCCAAAATCCCGCCATCGCACTCATAGCTTGCAATCGGGCATTCCGGGTTTTCCTCGTGAGCGTGGTGAAGCATAAAGCCAAGCCCACTATAGGGATGTTCTCTATATGCCTCATCATGCAGATTCCCTTCGTCATCACACAGAACAAGGCTAACGTTACCGCCGCAGAACGGGCACGGTTTTAGGTTATTCATCCTCCACCGCCTCCACATAGCACCAGCTCTGAGGCGGGCGGTGGAGATATAGCCGCCCGTCCGTGTTGCAGTCCGTTTCGTCGCCATCTCCGCAAACATTTTCGCAAAACCAACAGTTTGTGCTAAGCTCCGAGTATTCCAGACAGTCTCTCCAAAACTCCCCCAGCTTTTTCGGTGCATCGTAGATTTTCAGGTTGGAGATATGCCAACCGTAAATATAGTGTTTTCCCTCTTCGGAATATTTGAAATAGATATCTTCGCGGCGAACACAGGATTGCTGTTCGGCAATGTCTGCATTTGCCATCTCACATCGTTGTAGGATGTAGTCGCACACAAACTCGCCGATAACCTTGCCGTTGCATCTACCGACCGTATTGGTCCGGGCGGTATCCCTGTCCAGATTTTTACCCTTTACGGAGATATACGGATGACCACTTGTGCAGTAGATATAGCACTTAAACGGTACCTCCAGTTTCGGCACGGACTTACGCAATTCCATAGTTTTTCTGCCAATGATGATTTTCGCGCACCACTTCGGGCGGATGCTCAGCATAACAGCCTTACTCATCCTTCATTCCCTCCATTCTGAGCCTTGCTCACGGCTTGCCCTCCCACGGAGTGTCAAGCCATTTTTTAATTTCTTTCCAAGATGACGGCATCGTCGAAATACCAGAAAAACGTTCCGTGTTGTAATCATTGCGGAAATTGTACAGCATCCCGGCCAGCTCGGTGTCCGTCATGCTCCGGATCCGATCAGCAATGGTAACGGGCCACGTGCGATACGGGCACTTTTCGATTGCGGCGCATTTTTCAACGTCATAGCCAATCTGCATGGGGCAGTTTTCACCAGTGCATTTTTTCATCACTTGCACTCCCTTTCAGTTTAATTCCATTCCGCCTGTTCCACTCTTGTCCAGCTGCCCTCGCCTTGTCAAACTCTGCCTGCGCTTGTTCCAAAACATCCTGCGGTACATCCACAATGGGCTTGCCCTCGTATGGCCGAAGAAGATCGAAATAGGCTGCATAGTGCTTTTGTTCTTCGTCAATCAGCTTTCGGCATCTTGCGTAATGGGCATCGTTCCGCTGCATTTCGATGCGTCCCAGCGCACGATCCAAATAATATTCGTTAGCCGCTTCCGCCAGCATTTCTACCACTTGCAGCAGTTCCGCCTTCGTCAGATCACTTGGTTTCAGCATTTTCCACCTCCGGCGGTTCCGGCAGCGGCATCCAGTGGGTAATCGGCACGGCGACCTCTGTATCGCAATCTTCCAGACTGCCCTCCCACCAAAAACAGCCGTAATCTGTCCACACAGCAGTTCCGTCCGGGTGGTATTTCCCATCACTACTGGCAATGTAGTTAATGAGGACAGGCACTCCATTTTCCGGCAGGTGCTCCTCCACCGGGACCCAGCGGGGCAGCTGCCCCCGCAGCTTCTCAATTTCCTGCTGGAGCGCCGCGATGTGTGCGTTTTGATTCTCCAGACGGTCGGCGGCTTCCGCCAGATCATCGCCCAGCGTGATCGGCGTTTCCCACTCATTTGCCCGCGCCCATTCTGCGTGCTCACGCAGCGCATTTACGAGGTTTGTATCTCTCATAATTCCTCCCTTATGTCTCCGCCCCATTGCTCCGCCATAGCTTTGGCGATGCCGGGGAAGGTCTTTGATCTCTGTTTTGAATTTTTCTTTCCCTTTTTCGCCCACTCTCCCGGGAAGGCAGCGCGCCCATGAGGCGTGGTTTCCACCCACTTCCCAGTGGGGATTACGCAATCTGTAGCAAGCAGAATTGGAAGATTTTTGATCCATAAGCATGTTGTCTTTAACCACGGCTCGCCAAACATACAAGGTTGAATTTTTTGCGTGTAAGGAGGTAGGGCGTGGATCTTCCCGGGGATTGGATTTTCCACACAAATCCGATCCACATCGGCTTCCCAAAATGCCATAAACACTTCTCGTGCGGCTTGAGCTTTTGCCATTCGCTCTGGCTGAATTTCTCCATTGATCCGGAGCCTGTTAGCCCCCGCGTTGCTGAGATATGTGCAAGGAGGATGAGCAATCAGCAAATCCCACCGCCCCACATCATGGGTCTTCCCGTCCATAGTGGTCACTTGCCCCCCCTCGATGGCCTTGAGCGCATCGCCTAAGATGTGCCACTCAGGGTGTCCGCCGGACGGCTCCTGGATGTCGCAGCTATACGCCTCGTGCCCCAGCGCCCGGAACGCCTTGCAGACTTCCTGCGATTCCTCGCAGGCTATCAACACTTTCATGCGGCCTCCAATTCCCCGCCGCAGGCGGCATATTGCCATTGATAGCCTCCCGCCGTTTTCCGGACGCCCTTTAAAACCTTGCAGATATTTCCCCGCTTAATTCCGGTTTCTTGTTGTGCACAAAAAGCGGAATCGAACGTTTTTACCGCTTTCCCATCTTTATATGCCACAACAGGTTTGCTCAACGTATTCGCAATTTTTCTCCGGCTTTCTTTTGATAGTTTTCGCATTTTCAAATTTTGGCTAATCTTCGCCCTTGCATTCGGATTATCTTTAAATCTTTTCTTCATTGTGTCGCTTTTCTTTTTAAGTGCAGAGCCGTAAGTGTTATTGTAACGCACCGTGCACCATTCAAGGTTAGTTACACAGTTATTCATTGGGTTTTCATCTTTGTGATTAACAATTGGCAAGTTGTTTACATTAGGGATAAATGCCAATGCAACCAGACGGTGCACGAAAAAGTCCTTCCATTCGTTACGGCTCCCATTATAAAGCCTAACTTTTTCATACCCACCGTGTCCGTTTGTGATTGGGATTAGTTTTTGGACGCGGCCCTTCCTTTCCGAATACACGCATCCATCCTCACTAACGTAATACCCAGTTCCGTAAGGAATTTTCTTTACATTCAAGGCATATCCTCCTCCGATGCCGCTTCACCAGCGCAAGCAATATACCCGGCTGCATCAATGTAGCTGTCTGCCTTAAACCTGCCGGTGGCGATGCGGGCCAGCTTAAACAGGCACATCATAGCCCCCACGTCAGCGCCGGTGATGCAGACGTCACCGTCCGTGCTGACGCATTTTTCCCGGATATACGGCTCCCACAGGGCCGCGATCATGTTAAAAGACGTTTCTGGGCTGCCGTAATCCTGATCCCGGTCACCGCACACGCATTGCTTGGCTGCGGCTAAAATCTCTTCACGGGTCATTCCTCCACCTCCTGCATCCAGAACTCGCGGCGGCAGTCGTGGCATTCGCGTCCCATAGTTGCGCAGTTACCTAGTGCATTCCTGTGCGACGCGGAAATCGAGCAGGGATTTATTTGTAACACACCATCATCTCCGATGCGTGTCTCTGGATACTGCTCCAGAAACACACTCTGGCGGGTTTTGATGGGGTGCGCGGCGTCCCACCGCTCGACAAACTTCACCGCCCATGTGTTATCTCCTGCTGTCCTATAATCGTTGTAGCGCATTTTTTCTTCGGTAGACCCCCTTTTGCTGAGACGGTCAACCTTGTCCAAAAACTCCACAGCGTCCATTACTTTTCCTCCTCAATAATGACCTCCACGCGGGAGGCTCCGGTTGTCTGATACTTCCGCACGGTCAGCAGTGCGATTGCGCTGTCATCGTTGTAGGCGTGGCCGTTCAGCGCGTCCAGAATGGCCTTCGCCACGTTGTCGGCGTCAGGGCGTTTGATGTGGGGCGTCCCGTCCAGCGCAGCGGCCTTTTTCTTTGACGTGCTCTTGGGCACCGTAAAAAACGCCGTGACGGTGGCCGTCAGCGGGATGCCGTCCGCAAATCCCGTTCCGCTCTGGCACTGCCAGCACCGGATCACCTTGTCCTCGTAGTCCCGCGTTTTCTGCGGGGTATAGGTGTGGCCGTTTTTCATGAAACGTGGTCGGCCCTTGCCCACCGGAATACCGGGAACCGTAAATTCAATTTTCATTGTTCGCCTCTTTCTTCGGCTCAAATCCGCTTTTTCCCTCGCACTTGCACAGGTAGCATTTGTCTGAATGTCTGTTCGCACAATGTACGCATGCAAAGGCAAACGTATAAACCCCCATCGGGTGAAGAACGGGGACGGTAGATTCAACCTTCATCGCTTCTCCTCCTTTCCGTCAATGACGATCTGCACCACCCGGACGCGGCCCAGAGGCTCCAGCAGCATGGCCACCGCCTCCTTCGTGCCCTGCGTGTCTTCGCCGTAAATATCAATCACGATCCGCATCATTTCCCAGATCACCATCCAATTCCAGGTACGGCTGGAAGGATCGCATTTTTTTACCGCACCTTGCGCACTTGTAGTTATACATGGCATCGCAGTAGCAGCAGCCTGCTTCATCGTAGCTGTAATCAACTCCGGTGCGTTTCCAGTCATGTTGCTCGCATGGGCAAAGCCGTTCTTCCAGCTCTGCTGCTCGATAACTCAGCCGGACTATTTCTGCTTTCAAGCGCTTATTTCCAAACATTTTTCAATCATCCCCTCCTGAATTTTGGGCAGGCACGGACGCTGAAAGATTTCTCTACAAACTTCCCGCCGACCGTCCGTGTTGTGGCTATCGCATCCCATCCAGGAACCGGCTCAAACCGCGCCGACCACTCGCAGCCGCCGTATACATTGGCGCAGTCCCAACAGAGCTGCTGAGACTGGTACGTCACCTCCGGCGTCCTTGCCGCTTTCCATCTCCGGCATGGGCGCAACAGCTCGGCCAGCTTAAAATCTCCCGCCATCACACATACCCCCAAGCGTCCTCGCATTTGCAGCCGGGGCCTTTTGCGCCCTTACGGCCACCGCGATCCTGTTCTTTGGCAAGCCAGCGAGTAATGAATCCACGCACACCACGCGCCGTTTTCCGCTTCGCCGGGTTATTCAGGCACCATTCCCGCATCTCCCGCAACTGCTGTATCACGTCGACAGCAGGGTATACGCCTGCCCATTCCTGGCATTGCTCCTGCGACACCGGATATTCAGTGCCGTCATTGAGGGGGATGGAAACCACCGGCGGGGATGCCGTTTGCGGCTCGCCGCCTACTTCTTCTGGATTCTGGATTCTGGATTCTGGATTCTGGATTGGATTACGGGCGCATTTGCTTTCACCTGCTTGCAATTGATTGCAATTGATTTCAGATGTAATCAATCCGTCAGCAGGTGCCGGGAATTTGCTTACTTTGTTCCTCACCGTCTGGTGTTCGCTCCAGTTTGGAAAACACAGGTACGGTTCTCCGTCAACTTCATAGAGGATCACAGAGCCTATGGTCGCCAATTCTGCAAGCGTCTTACTGATCGTTCCCTCAGTCACACCTTTTCTGCGGGGAAATACAAAGCCTTTGAGCAATTCCGGGTCTGCGCTGCCGCGCCCATAATCATCAACGTAGGTGATCAGGTACGCCCACAATCGGAATTGGAAATCCGACATTGCGTTGATGCTTTTGCTCGTCCTGATACTATCCTTGATGATCCTGTTCGGCATTCAACCACCGCCTTAGAACGGGAGGTCCCCATCATCCTCAACCTCGCTGAAACCGCTCTGCGGTTCGCTCTGCGGTTCGCTCTGCACCGTGTCGCCGCCGTCCCGCTTGGAATCGCCAAAGTATACGCTGTCGGCCACGATCTCGGCACTGCGGCGCTTGTTGCCGTCCTTGTCCGTCCAGTCACGGATCTGCAGGCGGCCCTCCACCACGGCCATGCGGCCCTTAGAGAAATACTTGCTCGCAAATTCGGCTGTGTTGCGCCATGCCACCACATCGATAAAATCCGTTTCCTTCTCGCCGGACTGGGACTTGAAATCCCGATCCACCGCCACGGTGAAGGATGCGACCGCCGTGCCGCTGTTGGTGCGGCGCAATTCAGGGTCACGGGTCATCCGGCCCATCACAATAATTCTGTTCAGCATAAATGTTCGCCCTTTCTGTAAATCATGTCCTCCCGGTTCCAATCCGGGTAAAATGCTTTCAGGTGCGCCACCAGCCGCACGTAGATGCGCTCGCGGTCTCTCAATGGTCCCTCGTCAAACAGGCGGTGGCAGTGGGGACAGAGGGTTGCAATATTCTGCTCGATCCCTCTGCCGCCCTGCGAACGCCGTACCACATGGGCCACCGGCGCACCTGCGGGAGACCCGCAAATCACGCACTGGTGATTGTCCCGCGCCCATACAACAACCTTCACGGATTGCGAAATGGACGTGGCCTTTGTCATTTTGTGCATCCCCATTCCTCCATCATCCCCGCCAGCTTGTCCGGAGACAGGGTCTCGATACCTTGCTCCACGCAGTCCTGCACTGCCATATCGATCAAATGTGACATTTGCCGGGTGTTGTAGGTGCTGGAGCCGTAATACAAAATCACGTTGGTGCAGCCGGGGATCCTGCTTGCCATGGTATCCGTCTGCCAGCCAAGCCCATTGTGTTCCCACCCGTTCCGCAGCTTTTCCACGGCTGAATCGATCACGCAGACCATTTCATGATTGCCGCCGATCTCCCGAATGTATCTCCGGTAAATATCCGTCTTGGGAATTCGGATCTTTTCGGCCAGCCGATCAACCAGAACCCAGAAGTACGCATTCGCATCGAGGCTCCGCTTCTCCCGGTGTTCTTTGATCTCCACGTCATAGACTTGACCCTCTTTCAGTGCGCCAAGCACCTGCCGCGCCTTGTTGGTCTGGATGCACAACCAATCACCGGCGGCATCCATCGTCCAGCGGAACGATGTGGAATTAACCCGCTCCATAAAATTCCTCCATGCTGGGCCAATGCCCTGTCCGCAAGCATCTTGCCAAATACTGAAGCCTTGGCAAATACGCGTCTCTCACCCAACGCTCATCATACTGGACTTCATGGCTGGATAATCGCCGGGTGTCCACCGCAATAAAGTAATTCTGCATTTCGGCCTCAGTCAAACGGTATGCCACAATATTGCATCGCTTCCGATGTCTCCAAAAACCGTAGCCGCTGGCAAACATTTCAACCTGGCATTGTTGCCAATATGCTTTGCTGACCTTAAATACCGGTTTCCCGTAGGTTTTTACCTCAATGATCGTATCCGAAAACTCACCGTCATAATTTACCCGCAGCCGATATCTCCGTATTCGGATTTGCCTGTCCATCGTACTTACGCCGATTGCAGACAAAATCCGATGCTCATAGGCCGTCCCTGCCTGCATTGCTGGCGTTGTGAAATGGTCTGTGCGTACACCTATCTTTTGCAGCCACCAGCGGCGAAACGTCTCTGTGTCCCACCGGCCCATGATGATTGCTGTGTCTGACGCGCCAAACCATCCGCTCCGGTCATGGTTGTGGATCATAGCTGCATCACAGCCTTTTCCAGCTTATCAATCGTTGCGAAATATCCAAGCATCGTTCCAAGCTGCTTTTCGTTGATATTCAGCGCGTGTAGCAGATCTTTGTGGTCAAGGCCCCGCTGCTCTTTTGCCGTAATCAGCCTTTCCAGTCTCTCCTTAATGGCCCAGATGCTATGGCGGCTCAAATCATCCTCGCCGTCATCCGCATCAGATTCCGCCCATAAGTCAAATCCAAGACCGGTTCTGATGGCAACGCCCTTCACGAATGCTCTGGCAAGGGCATTGTTAATCCGCAGCTGGTTCAGAGTGTCAGTGTAAACCACCAAGGATCCATTCAGCAGCGGCGTATCGTATACAAATTCCAAATCATCAATGTGAATCAACACCCGCACAAACCAGCATTCCGTATCGCGCCCCTTGCTGGTGGACACTTTTGCTTGGGGCCAAAGATAAGTGTGAGTGGTTGGGCACTCCACCGGCGCATACCACACATCATTCGCTCCGTTTTCGTGCAGCAGTTTCACACATTTGCCCCAACTCAAATACGGGACTTTGATTGTCTTCCCGTTTTCGTCTTTGGCATCCCGCGTATCGCATTGTGGACGCACATCGATTTTAATTAACTCGTTAAATGATTTCAGTGCCATTTTCTTTCCTCCTATATCTCGCAAACCGCACAGTCTCGCCATAGCGGTTCTTCTGTGTGACCGTCTCCACGTCCAGCGCCACGCCGTCCCGCCGCAAGTCAGAGACCCGCGCCGTGAAATTGGCGATGCCGCACTCGCTCATGGCCTCGGCCCGTGTGATGCTGCCGTGTTCATCCAGATACTTCAAGATCCGCTCACACTGGTTCATATCAGTCCTCCGGGATGTCGATGATCGCGATCCCCATGGCCCGCGCCACGGCTTCCGGATCGCTGTCAACTTCATCCTTGAGCCAATCTTTCGCGCACTCCGGGCAGTAGCACTCGCCGTTGATCAAAAACCCCGGAGCCACATCGTCAAACGCATTGGGGTTCATAACGATGGAACATCTTGCGCACACCGGATAGATCTTCATTTCCACGCATCCCCTCTCTTCCACGCTTTCGTGGCGTTGGATTGCTGGGCGTAACCCGCTGTGATAGCGCCGCAGGTGGAACACCGTACATAGTGCTTAAACGGTGCGTCCGTGGACTGCACCCGCTCACCGCTGTCCATGCCGCAGACCGGGCAGAGATCCAGCGGAAAGCGCTCATGCCGGTTCTTTCTGTTCATCGCGCGCTCACCACCATGTACGCAATGGTGATCAGAAGCAGGGCCAGAAAACTCATAAAGCCCATCCATGCGGAGGCGTCCGCCTTCCGCTGCTCTCTGGTGCGCCGGTCATGCTTTCTCATGCGGATTCCCTCCTTCGATGAAATCTACAACCTTGAATACCCAAGTGGCCGCATACGCCACGCCCAGGATCATAAAAAACAGGTTCCAGCTCATTGTTTGATGTCCCCCTCTTTGGTGTAAACACCGTCAAACTCAAGGCCATGCTCCCTCGACCAGATCTTGCCGAACTCCGTCATGATCTTCACCGGGTCAGGCGGAGACACCCAGATCACCCGGTATTCGATTTTTCGTTTCTTCGCCATTGCCTTTTCCTTTCCCCTGTGCTAAAATAGCGACAGGATACATATCTGAGCCTAAGATTTGTTCCGCCGCCCTGCCCGGTCTGCAACACCGGACGGGGCATTTTTTATTCCCCATCGCTGGATTCGAACAGTTCGTCCACCGTCACGCCGTACATCCTCGCCAGCTTCTTGTGGTACTTCCGTGCCGGTCGCCAGTCGCCCAGCTCCCAATGCGTCACACAGGACAAGTCCACATTCAGTTTCTTTGCCACCTGTGCACGGGTCAGGCTGGAACGTTCTCGAAGTTCCTTCAATGCCAAGTCATGCGCCCTCCTTTCGGTGTGAGAAATCATTGACTGCGGCAGAAATATGTGGTATGGTAAGCATGGGAGTTAAACTACGCGCCAAATGGCGTACTCTGTTGCAGAGGGGTATTCCATTTAGCAAACGAGTTCGCTTCCAACCGCCCCGAAGTTTGTTGCAGAGACTTCGGGGCGGTTTTTTATCTCTGCCGCAGTCAATACCCGCCGAAACCTCATGAATGTGAGAAATCACGCTTGACACGGCCCGGAAAGCGTATTACAATGAAATCGCCAAAAGACATTGCAAAAGCCGCTTTTATGGGGGCTGGTTTTCGTGTACCCTTTTCCGGTGGGCTTAGGTATATGATACCTCACAATATTTAACTTTGCAATAGCGATTCCTAAATTTTTTTAACTTTGGCAAATGTGACAAATCTGAGGTTTATTTATGGACATTGTGTTGGAGCGCATATTGAGCCTTATTCCAAAGGATCCAGATGGGAAATATGTGCATGGCGCAAAAACGAAATTTGCAAAGAAGATTGGGTACAACGATGGTGCAATCGTTGCTATGTGGGAGAACGGAAGCAGCAATTCGTACAATAAAAAGCTGTACCAGATAGCTGACCAATATCACGTATCCGTTGAATGGCTCCAGGGCAAAACGGAAGATAAGAGCATAAAAGAAACCCCCGATCCGGAGATCGAGGGTTACTCAGAATTACAGCAAGCTGCTATTCAATTTGTGTTATCGCTGCCGCCGGATAAGCTGGAGCGTTTTGTGAAAATGGGACGCGCCGCTTTTGAGGAAGGAAAATGAAAGAAGCATTTATTTCTATCGGTTGCGCTCTAATTTCAGGATTTGTCGCATGGATTGTCGCAAAGCAAGCGGCAAAGGCCGAAATCAAGAAATTGCAAACAATTTGGGCGCATGAAAAAGAAACGGCCCGCGACACGGAATTTGACAGTATGGCTGCTGCCGTTACCCTTTATGCGAAATGGCCTTCCCCAAAGGGCTTTCAGGACGCCACCAATGCCGTTGCCATTTATCGGGCAAAGGTAACCGGAGAAATGGCAACAGAGGTTGACAAACTAAGCCGGATGATTGTCAGAACTTCATCTGGCTATGAAAACATTTTGACACAGTTAGATGTCATAATCGAGTGCAAGCGAAAAGCCAACGGTTAAAACGTAGCCTTGCCGCTTTCGCCCTCTTTCCAGAATAGTTCAAGTTCCCCGGTAAACAAGTTCTTTGCCATTTTGTATAAGTCCGCCATTGCAGCTTCACGTTCCGAAGCGTCACATTCGATGCCGATTTCCCGCTCGGATTCGCCTTCTTTGCTGATCGCCCAAATTTTCATTTTAAAGCCTCCATGATTTTCAGCAGTTGTTCATCAGATAACTTTTGAATCAAGTCAATGGCTTCTGCCAGCAATTCTTGATACTCTATTGTATCACTTTTCACGTCATTACACAACATTTTGTGTCCCTCCAAATAATTGTAGTAACGGGGCTATATGTCGATTATTGCATTTTGTGCAGTCGAAAATATAAGAAAATGGAGAGTTAAGATGAAAAAGTTTTTGCTTATCGCGCTGTCTTCAGTTCTCGCGCTCGGCATGTTGACCGCCTGTGGGGAAACGAATCAGACCGAGCCAGAAAACGAGCCGGGAACTCCACCCGATCTCGTTGGAGAGTGGAAGCAGACAAACAGCAATGCAGATGACGCATGGCAGGCCGCTACCATTGCCGGAGATGCCATTGAGGTGTATTGGGTATCTGATAACGGAGAAACCAAAGCCCTCTATTGGGCCGGTTCTTTCGATGCCCCTACCACGGCGGATGAGCCGTACACCTGGGAATCGGAAAATGATAAAGATCAGACCGATATGGCAATTCTCGCCAGCGGCGATGACACGAAGACGTTTACCTATCAGGACGGCGTAATCAGTTACGAAGTGTCTGCCATGGGAGTTACGCAGACCGTAAAACTTGAGAAGCAATAAGTAACTAAAGGCCCCGCCGCCCTCTGCAACAAACGGCGGGGCCTTTTTGCAGCCAGCGGGGAGCGACCGCCGCTGCTTGATTTGACCTTATCACGCTTTACCTTACTACTTCAATACCAAGACTTTGCAACATGACAGCATTCGACAGGCCCACTTTTGGCAAACTTATTGCTCAAAAACCGAAGAAATTAAGGTGATGTAAATGAACATCCAAGAAGTGTGCAGAATCCGTAAAGAAGAATTGAAACTGACCTATCAGGACATTTCCGATATTTCCGGCGTTCCGTTGTCCACCGTTCAGAACTATTTTTCTAAATTGTCGAAAGCTCCATCTTTTTATACCGTTGTTGCAATCTGTAAAGCTCTTGGCATTTCGATCGATAAGACGTGTGAAATCATAGAACACTTAACGCCGACTGAGGAAACCTTACAAGCGCGGAATGATGAGTTGGAACGCCATGTTGACGCGAAAGCGGACATGATTGAGATCATGCGGCGCGGTGTCCGTATCCGCAACAACGTGATTGCTATAATGTTTGTCATTATCGTTCTGCTGGCTGTATGGTGCTTGTACATTGATTGGAGGGGGATTTGATGAGAGCGGCACTATATATCCGCGTATCTACGGAAGAACAGGCACGGAACGGCCTGTCATTGGGGGATCAGCGGGAATCCTTGTTGGCGTATGCCGCAGACAACGGTATGGAGGTTGTCGGCGTATACGAGGATGCTGGAATATCCGCAAGAAAACCATACAAGCAGCGACCAGCACTTCTGCGCTTATTGGCAGATTGCAAGGGCGGGAAGATCGACACGATTTTATTTGTCAAGCTGGACCGTTGGTTCCGCAGTGTGGCCGGATACTACGCCGTTCAGGAAGAATTAGACCGCTGCCACGTCACATGGCAGGCCACGCGGGAAGATTACGAGACCCGCACGGCATCCGGGCGGCTAAAGGTGAATATCATGCTGTCGGTGGCACAGGACGAAGCTGACCGCACCAGCGAGCGAATCAAGGCCATTAACGAAGGCAAGCGATTGAAGGGCCAGCCTACCACATGGAGAACCCCCATCGGCATCTGCGTAAAGAACCGGCACTACGCCATAGATGAAGAAACCGCAGATGCGGCGCGAGATATGTTTCCTGCCTTTATACGGTTGCAAAGCATCCTTGGTTTAAGGCGGTATATGGCAACGGAGTGGGGGATCAAACGCTCGTACAACAAATACAAGGATGCGTTGTCGAATCGATTGTACTTAGGTGAGGCGTTCGGCGTGGAAAACGTATTGCCAGCGCTTGTCGATCAAGAAACCTTTAACCTTGCCGGGAGAATCCTGGAACAGCGAAGCCAGCGGAACGCCAGTGCGGACCGGATATATTTGTTTACCGGGATTCTCCGCTGCCGGGAGTGTGGGAGAAACATGCAGCCGGAGACAGTAAAACAGGTGTACAAGTACTACCGATGCAGAACGCACACACTCGACCCAGCCGACTGTCCGCACATTCTCAGGATCCGGGAAGATGTGCTGGAGGATTACCTTCTGCGGGAATTTGAGGGGATCGCAAAAAAGTATTACTCCAAATCAAAAACCGCAGAAAAAAAACCGCCCAAAACGGCGGAACAAATCAAGCGGAAAATGCAAAAGCTAAAAGAATTATATCTGTCAGATTTGATTGAAATAGAAGAATACAAAAAAGATTATACGGACTTGAAACAGCAGCTTGCGGCAATAAACCCAGAGCCTATAAAAGAATTTGATCTTGAAACCTTACGGCGGGAATTGAAGGAATATCCTGATTTAGACCGGCAGGCAAAGAAAGAATTCTGGGTACGCACGATCCAGCGCATCGACGCAGACAATGACGGTGCGTTTTTTGTAACGCCCAGTTAGTTTTATTTTCATGTCACAACGCCTACATTAAAATATAACTAACCCCCCGGCATTTGCCGAGGGGTTTAAGTTTAGCTTTCCAATTTCCGCATGACGCTATTGTAAACCCGCGCATTTACCACTTTCAAGCTGTCCATCAGCTCGTCCATGACCTCCCACGCACGGGCTGAGTCAACGTTAGCCACCGCCCGGAGGAATTCGCTGTCAGGCGCGGGAGCCGCAGAATACGCCTCAACCATACGGCTTTCCCTCACCGGCTCCCGGTTCTGGTTTTGGATGGTATATAGCGCCGCCAGCTTTTCGTAGTTTGACCAACTGGATTCTTCCGTCTCTAACCGCTTGATCCATAGCGCCACTTCTCGATCGTCAATCATTGGGGCCTACCCCCTTATTCCTCCATCATGTCCATTGCACGGCGCAGGGCGTCCTTGATGCGGTCATCGTCGGTTTCGCGCATCATATCGTTGATCTGATCGCGCAGATGCTCAGTTGCGTCCGTGCGGCTGTAATGACCTCGGACGTAGTGCCGACGCGCGTAGGAGCTGCCACGGCTGTAGCCGCGCATATCATCGTCCAGATAGCGCCCGGAATAGCCGCGCTCGTCCATCGCCTCGATCTTGTCGATGTTTTTGATGGTATCCGTCAGCTTGTGGGCAATGTCCAGATCACCGGCACCCAGCTCTCCTTTGCGGGTCAACTCGTCAAGTTCCTTGCAGAGCATATCCCGCAGTTCATACATAGATTTCATTCCCATTGTGTTCTCCTTTCTCAGCAAACTCTGGTAATGATAAGGTTCGCGTTGCTCACGTCAATGGCCTCGCCACTAACGTTGCGGATGGACAGCGACGCGCAGCAGCCCTTTGTAACGTCAACGTACTCGGACGCCGCCACGTTGAAAAATGCCCCCGCAACCGTGGGCGTCACCGTCGCAACGGAGGACGGGAGCGGCTCACCGTCAACCGCAATGGCAACGGAGATGGGGCCGGGGGTCCCGCCGGTGCTTACGGCAATATTGCCGATAAAGTCCACCTTATAGCGGACGCGGCACTGGGAGCAGTTACCACGGAGGTTAAACAGGCCGGAGCCTGCGCGGTGCGTCACAAGGCCCTTAGTGCAGGGGATCGGTGCTTCCGTAAAAAGCACGTTCTGGTTTGCCGCTACGGTCTGTGCGGCAATGGCAGTGTATTCAGGCATAGAAATCTCCTTTCATAAAATCAGCGGCAGGGCTACTGCCCCGCCGCTTTGTCATCAGTATCGGCATGGGGCCGACCATTTCCCCGACATGGAGGAAAAGCTACGTTATGCAGTTGTCAGCAGCCGCATCCGGCAAACTGATTGCAGCAATAGGGGTTCTGCACCGTGTAGGCCGGAATGGGAGAAGGCCGGAGCT